GATGTACTCGGACGCCTGCTCTTCCGCCATGCCATTTGTGATCAGCTTTTCCAGCAGCTGCACCTGACCGGTGGTCTCGCAAGCCTTGACGATGGCCATGACGCGCTTGCGTTCGCCGGCGACAACCTCCGTGGCATCGGGGGCTGGTCCTACTCGTGCCAGGGCAGCGGTCTCGATTGCTGCGACCACTGCCGGGTAGGCGGCGGCCAATACTTCCGGCGTGATATCCACCTCATCACCGCTGCCCGCCTTACGCAGGGCGATGATCTGGTCCGCCAGATCAGCCAGCTGCGGCTCGACTTCTTCCGGCTCCAGGTCGAAGGCCAGCGCCAGCGCCTCGATGGCCGTCATCGGCGAGGGGTCCTGCTTGTCGAAGATGGCGCGGGCCTGGCTCTTCGCCAGCGCCAGGGCCTCGGTCATTTCGGTGACCGAGGCTGCGGCGCGGACTTCCATCATGGAATCAGCAAGACCCAGCTGCAGCGCCATCTCGGCAGACAGGAGAGTTCCGTCCCCATCGGAGCCCTTGATCAGCGATTCCATTTCTCCGCGCTTGTCTGCGCCCACCTTGGCGATGTAAACATTGAGAATCCCATCACTGATGGTGTCGAGGTCCATGGCGAGGGCGCGGAGCTGGTCAGCGTTGCCGCAGGCGCAGGTCCACGGGTTGTGCACGAACATGTAGGCACCGATGCCCATATTCACCTCATCAGCTGATGAGGTGATGACGGACGCCACGCTGGATGCTTGCCCCAGGACGTTCACGACCACCTTTGCTTCATGCTGGCGCAAGTAGTTGGCAATGGTCAGGCCGTCCGACACAGAGCCGCCGGGGCTGTTCATGTCGATGTGGATCTCCGTTACCTCACCCAGCGCCTTGACCGCATTCATGAATGCGGCGCTGGACATGCCAGAGCCGTCCCACCAATCCACGCCAATCTGGCCGTCAATGGTGATCTTCGCGACACCCGATGCCGCCAGTGCCTTGAACCATTTATCATGCATCTTCTGCTTCCTCTCTCTTCAGAATGTCGAGGGCAGCTTGCATTGCCCCGCTGCCGTTTGTGCGCCTGGGGTCAGAATCCAGGACCAGCTTGTACAGGTCGGCGCTGTCGTTGCCTGCCTCGATCGCCCGGTCCAGTTCTTCCAGGGACCACTGGCGCTCCGCCGCCTTCTCGCTGCGTGGCGCCAGGCCCGCGCGGATCTCGAGGATATCGGCGGTGATCTCCTTGAGCGGGTCGACCCAGATCCACTTCGGTGCGGTCCAATCGATCGCCAGGTATGCCGTGCGCAGCTTCCAGTAGTCGGGCAGCTGCACTTTGCCGGTCATCACCGCGACATCGAGCCACTTGGCTGCGACAGGTCGGCAGAGCTGGTTGATCAGCATGTGTGCCTGCAGGGCCTCGGCCCGGCGGCGGAACTCCAGCAGGCCAGCCCGGATGCTCGAATAATTGACGCCCTTCAGGTCGCCGGTGAGCTGCTCATGGGTCAGGCCTGCACCCTTGGCAACCGCGTGCAGTTCGCCGCGGATCCACTCGGAGTAGGCAGATTCAATGCCGGGCGGAGATGAGAAGGTGACCTCCTCGCCATCTTCCAGGTAGTGGATCGCACCAGGCACGAACTCGGTGAGCTGCTCGCCCCCGTCGCCCATCGATACCTGGGTACCGAAGAACGGGCCGTCCTCCTCGAGGTCGGCATCCGGCTTGCGCTTCACGAAGGCGCCAAACAGCTGGCCCAGCTTCTGCCGAGCGAGCAGCGCGTCCTGCATCTCGTCGATTTCGTACAGGCGAAGGATCACCGAGGTGAGCTCGGGCACCCCCCGCATCTGGCCCGGCCGGGTGCGGCGGAACATGTGCACCACGTCCCGGGCCGGTACCGGCACCCGGGAGTTAATCTCCATGGTCAGCTTCTCGTGCGGATGAAACCGCCAGAAGTGGTAGGCCCGCCGCTGGCCGATGCCATCGAACTCAATGCCCATCTTGATCAGTCGGTCGCCGTTCACGCGCGAGAAGGCTGGGTCCAGATGCTCGGACTCCAGCACCTGGAACTGTAGGGGCACAGACAGGCCATCCTCGACACGGCGGTACCGGAAGCGACCGAACGCCTCACCCCCGGCAAACTGACCGGCCGTGGCCAGGGCCTGCAGGGAGTAGAACGAGTCGACGCCGTCCGCGTCAGCTTCAAGCACCCAGCGATCCCACAGCTTCTGGATCGCCTCGTTGCCCCACTTGGGGCGGATGCCGGTGCCCACCAGGTTGGCGACGTAAGCATCCAGCGCGCCCCAGGCGTAGGCGTTGTTCCGGATGATGTTGTGGCTTCGCGACTGCAGTAGCGGCAATGACCGCGCGATCGGCGTATTCGGGCCGGTGGCGAACGCACCCTTGGAGCGTATCCGCGGTGCACTGGAGCCACCCTCGTACTGGGCGCTCATGTGCACAAGCTTTCCATCCGCAGTCACCCGGACGCGGGGCTTGGCAACAGCTTTCATCAGAGCCCCTTCGAGGTAATGACGCGGCGGGTTCGGGTCAGGGTCTGGCCCTGCTTGCGCTTCATGCGGTTGATCATCCCCAGCAGGGTCGGCATATCACCCTGGCTGTAGGTCACCGACTTTCCGTTGGGCGAACGGAAGTTGACTACATGCTGGCCAGTAGCCAGCTTCGCGTAGGCGTCTTCCAGTTGTTCCAGCGTGAGCGACATATCAGATCCGTGCCTTTACGACTTTCCGGCGGGGCTTCCGCCGCGGTTGGATATCTTTCGCCGCAGGCTTGTCGCCACCCGGCTCCATAATCAGTGGGTTCTTGTCCCAGTCCTCCGCCCAGGGTGGCGGCTTGGACCAGTTGATCTTCTCGAAGCCGATCGCAACCAGGACAGCGAGGGCGTAAGCCACCAGGTCGAAGGCTTCGTTCGGCTTCTTCCCGGGCTTCGACCACTTGCCGGTAGCTGGGTCTCGAACTTCGTAGGTCAGCTCTTCGTACCACCAGCGCCCGAGCCAGTTCGGAATGTGCATGTAGCCAGCGCCGGGATCGTCCCGGTCCATCATGGCCGCGACCGAATCTTTCAACAGGTCGGTGCCGAGGATGTACAGCGGCACATCCCCCCTCGCGCCAGATCCCCTGGACTTCCGGCCGGTGTTGTCCGGGTAGGTCTTGCGGATCCGGTTCGCGGTCTGGGTGCTGCCGCCCTTGAGCAGCCTCACCCGGTCGGCCAGACCAAGCTTTACCAGACGCCGGTGCCAGGCGTAGGCCTGCGACGTCACGGACTCTTTGCTCTTAAGCTTGGGGCCTTTCTTCCCGCCCTCACCTCCGGTGTCCACCCCCACAGCGAGGATGGGCATCCGACGGTCTGAGCCATCCGCGAGCCGGTAGCTCCTGGCCAGAACATCGCGGGTCAGGAGATCCCAGTCCTCCGGATGCGTCACCGGATTGATCTGCCGCGGTGGCTGATCGTTGTTCGGGTCTCGGTCCTCCGCGATGTTGAAGCGGTCAACCAGCCACATTTCCTTGTTGAGCCCGAAGCCGTGCACCTGGACAACAAAGCGCCGGTTCTCACCACCCTGAACGTCCACCGTCGCAATGAGGAAGCGGACACCGGCTGGCACCGTGCGCCGCTCGGTCTGCTCGGCGCGGTCCATCAGGCGGATGCTCGACCGCTGCTTCGTGTTCACTCGATTAGCGTAGGGTCGCCCCCAGTCGATATTGATGACCGACTTCAGGTCGTCCTGGCTGTCCGTAAGCGCGAAGGTTTCCTCTGCTCGCTTCAGCTTCTCGGCCAAGCTTGTCCAGCCCTGGTAGGCCACTGCTGGCCCCTCCATCCAGAATGAGGCGACCCGACTCTTACGAGGCGTACCGATCAGTTCTCCCGATTCGGAAAGCTCGCAGCCCTCCGGTACCCAGCGCCCGGCCTTATTCAGGCCATCCTTCTGGCGAGGGTGCAGTTCACAGCCACAATGAGGACAAAAGACCCTTTCGGACTCCACGTTGAAGTTCTCAAGAACTGGCTGGAACCACTGCCGACAAGATTTTTCCGGGCACTGCCAGTACCACCTCCGGCGGTCGCCCTGGTTGTAAAGATCCAGTATTCCCGTTGTCGGGGGCGCCATGTGGGGACGGTCTGCTGGCCGCTCCCAATCAGCATCCTTGATCTCCTTACCCGGCGATGACTCAACCATGCACATCCCACGGGACAGGAATGTCGTGGTCCGCTTCAGGCCCAACTGAAAGGCCGAGCCTTCTCCATCGACGTTTTCCGGCATGCGGTCGTAGTCGGTCAGCGCGACGTAGCGATAGTCAGAGCTGGCAAGCTGGGAAGCCGATGGCCAGCCAATTTTGAGCCACATGCCGTGGCGGAAAAGCTTGTCATGCGTATTGTCATCATGCCCCCTGGAGCTCATCAGCTCGGACAGTTCGGGGCTGTGCCTTATTGCGCGATCAATTCTGGTCTTCGAGTAGTCTCGCGCCTTGTCTTGAGTCATTTGGACGATGAGCATGTCACCCATGTCACAGGTCACCGCGTAGGTAAACCATGCGTCCAAGAGCCCCATCGTCTTGCCGGAGCGGGCAGGTCCGCAGAAGACAACGGCCTCATGGACCCGGCTGGCCAAAAGGTCCATGGGCTCGATCATGTACGGCGTCTCGGAAGCCGACCAGTAGCCGGTATAACCACCCGGCTGCACAATCTTAAGATTGCGCGTCGCTCCTTCGGAGACACTTACTCGACGAGGCGGACGGAAGGCGTCTGCGGCGGCGCGGACGATAGGCCAGGCGGAGCCGAAACTATCCATCCTCGCCCACCGGCGCCAGCACGATCAGCTTGTCCGCCAGCGCCTCCATCTCTGCATCAATCACCAACTCAATGGCCGCCACCACCGCGGGGTCGCAGCCAGTGCGGCGCTCGACGTTATCGGGCAGTGACCTTATCCCCTGGGCAATAGCGGAGAAGGCCGTAGCAATCGCCACCTCCACTTCGGCAGCCGGGATCAGCTCCCGGTCGGCTACCTGCAGGGCCCTACGCTTCGTTTCCGATTCGTACCAGGCTTTGCGGTCGGTCGGGATCATTTGATCCGGATCGATGTCGTCAGAGGACGCTTGCCCACCGAACCGCCACTCGGCAACCGCGAGGGCGTCCATAATCCAGGGCGTTGCGCGACTGCCGCGCTTTACCACCGGGCACCCCCGGCGAATCCAGCCATCCACCGCCTTTATCGAAACGTCGAAGAACTCGGCAATCTGGGCCTTATTCGCACGGCGCAACGCCGAAAGGCCGGAGAGCTCTACCAGGTTGCTCAAGTTGCCATCCTCTGGCGGCAGTGAGGATGAACCACCACCCCCTAAAGTGCCAAAAATCTCTCAATAACCGCGATTCCGCGCCCCCGTGGCTACCTCATCTCCACCAGGAAGGACCCGCGGCCTCGCGAGACCAGCTCAGTCCTGGTCCCCATACCGCCGCTGGTATGCCTTGAGTTTCCGGTGCTGGTAGTACCAGCCAACCCCCAGCCCCACCAGCGCGATGATCAGGCCGCCCACCGCACACATGGCCGCGACCGCCGCGTGGTTCTCATTCATCCAGGTGACCGCGCCACCCGTGACCGCAACCGCTGAGCCTGCCTGCTCTCCGAGCTTCGCTACCTTCTCGACGGCCAGCTGTCTCATTCTCGCTCCATGCAATGAAAAACGTCCGCCAGAACATTCCGAGCAGCCTGCCTCGCGTGAGGGGTGAATGGTGGCGGACGATCCGACCGATGGAATGCAATCACCGATCGAACCT